GCTGCGCGGCCGCAAGTGCTATGGCGGTCTCGATCTGGGTGCGGTCGATGATCTGACAGCCTGGGTGATGGTCTTCCCACGGGACGAGGACGAGGAAGAGGTCGATATCATCGGCCGCTTCTGGTGCCCGCAGGCGGCGTTGACGAATCGGGGGAACCAATACCGCAGCCAGTATGCGGCCTGGGTCCGCCAGGGGCTGCTGTCGACGACGCCGGGGGAGGCGACGGACTACGGGTTCGTGCGCGAGCGCATCCTGAAGGACGCCGAGATATACCAGCTTGTGGACATGAACGTCGACCGCCTGTTCCAAGCCCACCAGCTCGCGCAGGAGCTGGCCGAAGAGGGGATCACGGTCATCGGGATGGGGCAGGGCTTCATCTCGATGGCGGCACCGACGCGCACGTTCCAAGAGCGGCTGCTGGCCCGCCAGCTCCATCACGGCGGGAATGCGGTCCTACGGTGGATGGCGGACAACGTGGCGGTGAAGACGGACCCCGCCGGCAACCTGAAGCCGGACAAGGCGGAGTCGCAGGGGAAGATCGACGGGATCGTAGCCTTGGTGATGGCGCTGGACCGGGCGGTGCGGCATGAGGAGAAGAGGAGCGTGTATGAGGACCGTAGCGTTCGCTACGTCTAGGGCTGCGTGGAGGGCGCTGGCCGCGCTCGCGCAGCACCTGGACTCACGGGACATCATCGGGGTGGCGGGCATGGTGGCGCTGGGGACAGGTGTCGGGATGGTGAGCGTGCCCGCCGCCCTTATCGTGGTGGGCACGCTCCTGCTGCTGGTGGTGTTGGTGGGGAGCCTGCGTTAGAGATGGGCATCCTGTCGAGGGCGCTGGAGGGCCGGGCGACGAAGATCACGGGCGGAAATCTATCGAACCCGCCGACCTGGATGCGGGAATTTTTCGGCAGCCTGGGCGGGACGGCTTCCGGGATCGCTGTCGATGAGAAGATGGCGCTGCGCTTCATCGCGGTGTTCGCCTGCGCGACCCTGCTGGCGGATGTCATGTCTTCGCTGCCGCTGTTCGTCTACCGCAGGCTGACGCCGCGCGGGAAGGAGCGGGCCACGGAGCATCCACTCTACCGGCTGCTCCACGACCAGCCGAACCCGGAGATCGCTAGCTTCCAGTGGCGGCACACGAAGCAGCTCCACCTCGGCCTGTGGGGGAACTGCTACTCGGAGATCGAGTTCAACGGCGCAGGACGGCCCATGGCGTTGTGGCCGCTGACCCCCTGGAGGGTGACGCCGGAGAGGGGGGAAACCCGCGGCGAGCTGGTCTATAGGGTGAAGCTGCCCGATGGCGGCGAAGCGAAGCTGGCGGCGCCGCAGGTCCTACACATCCCCTGGGTGTCGCTGAACGGGCTGGTTGGGCTGTCGCCGATAGGACTGGCGCGGGAGGCGGTGGGGCTGGGGCTGGCGGCGGAGGAGTTCGGGAGCCGGTTCTTCGGGAACGACGCGCGTCCGGGTGCCGTCCTAACGCACCCTGGCAGCCTTAGCGATCCGGCCTACCAAAGGCTCAAGGAGGAGTACAGCGCCGCCCACAAGGGGCTGAAGCAGTCGCACCGGATGGCGATCCTGGAAGAGGGGATGGACATCAAGGCGATCGGCATCCCGCCGGAGGACGCGCAGTTTCTGGAGACGAGGCAATTCCAGACGGCGGAGATCGCCCGCTTCTACCGGGTCCCGCCCCACATGATCGGCGATGTCGAGCGGGCCACGTCGTGGGGGACCGGCATCGAGGCGCAGTCTATCGGCTTCGCGATGTATACGATCGTCCCCTGGGCGAGCCGGTGGGAACAGACGCTGGCACTCAAGCTGCTGCCGGGGCGGGAGCGTGCTGAGTTCTTCATCAAGTTCCTGCTGGAAGGGCTCCTGCGCGGGGACTTCAAGACGCGACACGAAGGCTACGCCCTTGGCCGGCAGTGGGGATGGTACAGCGCGAACGACGTGAACGAGATGGAGGACCGCAACCCGATTCCGCAGGGCGGTGACGAGTACCTGGTGCCGCTGAACATGGTGCCGGCAGCCGGCGCGAGATCGGCTCAGGCGGTCGAGCGACGCTCGGCCGAGGGGCGGCGGCGGCTGGCGGTTGCCTTCCGCCGGATGTTCGAGGACGCAGCGGCGCGGATCGTGCGGCGGGAGCAGGCGGACATCATGCGCGCGGCGAAGAAGATGCTGGCGGCGCGGGGGATGACGGACTTTGAGGCGTTCGTGGCGGAGTTCTACGGCGAGCACGAGGAGTTCGTGCGACAGGCCACGGCGCCAGCGTTCAGGACATATGCGGAGGCGGTGCAGGCGGAGGCGGCGGCTGAGGTCGGCGCGGAGGCCGGGATGACGCCAGCGATGGAGACGTTCACCGCGTCGTACATCGCCGCGTTTGTGGCGCGCTGGGTAGGCTCCTCACGTGGCCAGATCGTCAGCGTAGCCGGTGAGGCCCTGCGTGACGGCAGTGATCCCCTGGAGGCGCTGCGGACGCGGTTCGAGGAGTGGGCCGAGAGGCGCCCGGAGAAGACGGGGGACTGGGAGACAGCGCGGGCCGGGAATGCGGTGACGCTGAAGACGTATCAGGACGCGGGGATACAGCGGAAGATATGGATGGCGTCGGCGAACCCCTGCCCCTATTGCGCCGGACTGAACGGGGCGACGGTGGAGATCACGCGGCAGTTCCTCGCCGCCGGCGAGTCGTTCCAGCCGGAGGGCGCGGACGCGGCGTTCGTGACCGATACGACGATGGGGCACCCGCCGCTGCACAAGGGCTGCCAGTGCGTGGTGGCGCCGGCATGAAGGAGGAGGCGAGAAGGTGACGACAGAAACCGAGATCAGGGGCGCGATCGGCGTCCACCACACGGAGGTTTCGGGCGGAGCCTGGGACGGGCCGGCCAACGAGGCGCGGATTCCGAACGACGCCGGGGCTTCAGCGCTGCGCAAGGCGCACGCCTGGGTTGACTCCGAGGGCGACCGAGAAACGAAGGACGCCTACAAGTTCGTCCACCATGAGGTGGACGGCGACGGGAACGTAGGGCCGGCAAACATGAGGGCGTGCTCGGCGACGATCGCCGCCCTCAACGGCGGCCGCGGCGGCGCGGATATCCCGGCGTCGGACCGGATGGGCGTCCACGGCCACGTGGCGGCGCACATGATGGACGGCGACATGGAACCGCCGGAGCTGAAGTCGCTGATCGGCGGCGGTCTGGAGCGGCGGGCATTCCCCTTCAGCGAGCTGCGCGTGGAGCAGGCGGCGGACGGGAAGCCGTCGCGAATCCTGGGCCACGCGGCGGTGTTCAACCAGCTCTCGGAGCCGATCGGTTGGCAGGGGTTCAGGGAGCGGATCAGGCCGGGCGCGTTCCGAAAGACGATCCGGGAGGGCGACGTGCGGTCGCTCTGGAACCACAACCCGGACTACGTGCTGGGGCGGACGAAGAGCAACACGCTGACGCTGCGGGAGGACAAGGCGGGCCTGCAGTACGACGTGACGCCGCCCGATACCCAGTGGGCGCGCGACCTGATGGTGAGCATGGAGCGCGGCGACGTCGACCAGTCCTCCTTCGGCTTCCAGTCGGTGCGCGATGACTGGTCCACCGAGAACGGGGAGATGGTGCGGGAGCTCGTCGAGGTTAAGCTGTTCGATGTCTCCCCCGTCACGTTCCCGGCCTATCCGCAGACCGATTCGCAGGTACGGGCCGTGTTCGCCAGCGCCGGCATCGACTGGGAGGCGCTGGCGGCCGTCATCACCCGCAGCGAGCACGGCCTGGGGCTGACGGCAACAGACCAAGACATGATGCGATCCTCGATCGACGTTCTGACGCACTACCTGCCCGCCGCGCCGGCCCAGGAGGGCCACCCGGCGGGAGACGGCGGGGATGACCAGGCGCAGGTGCGCCTGACGCTTCTCCGTCGGCGTCTTGAGGTGGCGGAGAAGACGCTGATCTGAAGGCCGAACAACCGGGAGTGAACAGGGGGCCCGCGTAAGGCGGGCCTTTTCAGTTGGAGGTGGTTTAGAAGTGGACACCAACGAGCTCCGCCAGCAGCGAGCCAAGCTTATCACCGACGCGCGCGCCACCATCGACGCGGCGGCGGCTGAGAAGCGGGACCTGACGGCGGAAGAGGAGACGAACGTCGCCCGCATCATGGGCGACCCGGCCAAGGGCACGGCGGGCGAGATCGACAAGCTCGGCGCCAAGATCAACCGGGAGGAGCAGCTCCAGAAGGAGGAGCGGGCCCTCGAAGAGACGCAGGGCCGGGTAACGACCCCGGACCCGAAGGACACGCCGGAGACGCGGGCCCTGGGTCCGAGGGGCAGCGAGGAGTACAGGGCGGCGTTCCAGCGCTACCTGCGCATGGGCCCGGCCGGGATCAGCGCCCAGGAGGCGCGCGCCCTGCAGGCGGATGACGACGTGGGCGGCGGCTACACAGTGGCGCCGATCCAGTTCGCGGAGGGACTCCTCAAGGAGCTCGACGACCTCGTGTTCATCCGCAGCCTGGCGACGAAGACCGTCCTGGACCGCGCCGAGAGTCTGGGGATCGTGTCGCTGGACGCGGACCCGGCGGACGCGGACTGGACGACGGAACTGGCAACGGGCGGCGAGGACAGCACAATGGGGTTCGGTCGCCGCGAGCTGCGGCCGCACCCGCTGGCCAAGCTGCTGAAGGTGTCGGCGACGCTGCTCCGGCAGTCACGCCTCGACGTGGAGGGGCTGGCCCGGAGCAGGCTGGCCTACAAGTTCGCGGTCAGCGAGGAGAAGGGGTTCCTGGTCGGTAGCGGCGCCGGGCAGCCACTGGGCGTGTTCACGGCCTCGGCGCAAGGGATCAGCACCGGCCGGGACATCAGCACGGGCAACACGACGACCGCGATCCAGGCGGACGGCCTACAGGAGGCCAAGTGGGGCCTGAAGCCGGCCTACCGGCAGCGGGCGCGGTGGCTGTTCCATTCCGACGCCCTGAAGCAGATCGCGAAGCTGAAGGACGGCGACGGGCAGTACATCTGGCAGCCCGGCCTCCAGGCGGGGACGCCTGACCGGCTGCTGAACCAGCCCTACGCGGAGTCGGTGTTCGCCCCGAACACGTTCACGACAGGACTGTACGTGGGCATCTTCGGCGACTTCTCGTTCTACCACATCGCCGACGCCCTGGAGATGACGGTGCAGCGGCTCGTGGAGCTCTACGCTGCCACCAACCAGGTCGGCCTCATCGGCCGCCTGGAGTGCGACGGGATGCCGGTCCTCGAGACGGCGTTCGTGCGGGTGAAGCTGGCCTAACGCCAGCGCCAACGGAATAGAGGAGGTAGAAGGGAACATGCAGCTCAACAAGGGTATCAAGATCACCCGCGCGCTGAACGCGGTGGCGGCCGGAACGACCGACCAGAACGGCTCCATCCTGGATATGCAGGGGTTCGACGGGGTGATGTTCATCGCCCTGTTCGGCACCCTGACCGCGACCCAGGTTACATCACTGAAGGCCCAGCAGGACACCGATGTCGCCGGCGGCACGATGGCCGACCTGCTCGGAACGAATACCGGGCCGCTGGCCGACGCCGACTCGAACAAGTGCCTGGTGCTGGACGTGTACAAGCCGCGCGAGCGGTACGTCCGCTGCGTGGTGGACCGGGGCACGGCGAACGCCGTTATCGACGGCGTGATCGCCATCCAGTACAAGGCCAGCAAGCGGCCGACGGCGCACGCGGCCAGCGTGGCGTTCAGCGAGAGCCACGTCAGCCCGGCGGAGGGCACGGCGTAGCGACCATAGAAACTCCGAGCGCATAGCGCTAGACGGGGGGCTCCGGGTAGGCGGAG